TTCGTCTTGGTCATGCCGGTTTCAAGGAACTGGTAGCGACGCCAAGGGTTCGCTGCCCTGATTTTTTCCAGCGCAGCAATCGGCATATACGAGAAACCGAGCGGCACCTGAGCCATCTCCATGAGGCCGTCCTCTCGCGGCGCAGGTTCACCCTCCATGGTCGCCCCGTGCCATTGCGAGATGAACTTGTGGCCGACATACTGACCGGCAACGATTCCGCCTTCAACGTGGTCGATGTGCGAAAGGAGCCGCATGAACATGTCGAACATCATCTGGTCCTCGACAGAGCCAAGGTCGATGTCATACCACAGGATGCCGTCGAAGTTGTCGCGCCTAGCGAGTGAGGCCAGTTCATCACGGGCCAGATTGACGGCGGTCCCGGTCGTGGCCCCCCAGCGAAAGTCGTATGGCGCGTTGGGTCCGCCGATGATCTTGTTCGCCGTGCAGAAATGGAGCATGATGATGCTCTTGATGTAGTTGATGCTACACCCACTTTTTACTGGCGATGCGACGAGTATCTTTTTCATTTCTTCTTTTTCTTGGGTTTAAGTTTAATGGAAATACCGATAGGCGCGACAACGGTCTCTGGTATGGCCGTGCTGAAATACATGCGTGGATTCTTTTCTTGGTCCACGCCCTGATGGATGCCTCGGGTAAATTCAGCCCACAGTTCATCCTCGGTATATCCACCCAGCAGTTTAATGAGCCAGTTTTTCATTTCTGCTCCACAGCGTTCGGGTCCTCAAGGCTCTTCTTTAGCCATGCGGACAAGTTAGTAAATGTTTCAAATACGAGAATGCTTTTAACGCATTCTGTGGAATATTGGTTAGCTGTTGAGGGACGAACAATATATCCGTTGCCAACGGTTTCTATTGTGACGAACGAGCGTTTTTCAGTTTTCATAAGATTAACACAGCCTCTCTCCTTTCCACCCACAATGCTTGCAATGCACTTCCTTCATCGGCGGGTGACGGTCCTTGAGGATTAAGTTCGGGTGCAAATCGTTTAGTTCCTTGGAGCACTTCGGACAAGCCACCCCGTTCGGCCTCGACTCCGAAAGAAACGGATCGTTCCAGCTTCGCAGGATGCCGGAATTGAAGTCGGAGAGGGAGATGAGGTGGCCGGGCATTAGGGGTGCGGAGCAAACCTTTCTTTCTGTGCCGCCATATAGCTGTTGAAAGTTAATTCTGTGGTTACTTCGCACACCTCCACAGCCCAATCAACATTGTCCCGTGCTATAAATCTAGGACACGGAGAAACAGGAAAAAAAGCCAAAGGACGCAAAATGTGATGGCCGTTTATCTCTCCGATATATTCTGCCTCGTGAATAGTATCACGCGGGCGCTTTGGCTTAATAAGATAAATGTAGCCCGGCATCATTTCCGCCACTCAGACCCTTCCGCTCCGTCCCCGCAAGCGGAGAAATGGGTTGCAATATAGTAAGTAGAACCGCTAATGCTGCGCGTTACAGATGGCAAAGGTTCACTTCGCAGATGACTTCCAGCCCGATTTCGGAATTCCCTGGAGGCCGGTCCTGACAAGGGCGCAAATTGAAATGCGGTATGCAGGACCGGGGCCGTGGGGCGATCCATGGACAGACGCGAACCTCGCACATTACATCAAGGTCAGAAAAGAAGTGGAGGCGGGCGCGATAAATAATCCGGTGGGGCAAGGGTGGTGTTTGCCCATGTGGCAACTCGTGCAGAAGAATTGGAAGAAGTATCAAAATATCGTGATCTGCGGAGGGAATCGCTCGACGAAATCGACGCTGGCCAGTCGCCTCGCCCTGTGGGCCGCTGCAACAATTCCCGAGTCTGAAGTGCGCTGCTATCACGTCAACGAAGATCGCTGCGTGCAAGACCAGCAGGCGATGATTTATGATGCGCTCCCGATTGGAATAAAAAATCTTCCTACGAAAAAAGGCGTCCATCATTCTTTGTCATGGTCACAAAAAAATGGCTTCACAGATAATATCTGCATTCTCCCGCCATTACCCGGATACAGAAAGGGCGGCTCATTAAAGTTTGGAAATTATCGACAGTATCAGCAGGACGCGCAAGTGGTCGAGGGATTCAAGGCCCACGTCAGTTGGCTGGAAGAAGAGTCGCCGCAAAAACTTTTCGAGACGATGCAGTATCGCATGGTCGATTATCATGGACGCATGATTCTGACATTCACGACGCTGACGGGATGGACGCCATTGATTCAGGACATCATGGGCAAGACAAAAACGATTGAAAGCCGGGATGTTCCAGAGTGGGCTGTGCCGAAGCTCGGTCGAGGAAAGTTGCCCGTTATGCAGGAAAGTCTGAGTAGGCCCGGCACCGTTATCTATTATTTCTGGACAACCGATAACGTCTTTATTGATACCAGCGATTTCGTTGCGAAGATAAAAGACAGGCCGAAGGAAGAGATTCTGGCGCGGGCATTTGGCATTCCCACCAAGTCAATTGCTGGTGTTTTCCCCGGATTCAATAAAGAGGTGAATGTTATTCCTCACGAGAAACTGCCGTGGCTTAATTTGAAGAAAGATAAAAACGGAAAAGAAATCCCGTACAAGGTCACGCGGTATATGGCAATTGATCCAGCAGGTTCAAAAGCGTGGTTCCTGGCATGGGTGGCAATTGACGCTGCTGGAACGTGGTGGGTTTACCGTGAACACCCCGACCATGATGACTGGGCGTTGCCCGGAAATACTGCCGAGGGAAAACCGGGGCCAGCGCAAAAGGGAGAGAAGCGCGGCATCAAGGGGTACGTCGAATTAATTACCAGCCTAGAAAAAGAGGACAACGCAGAGATTAAGGAACGGGTGTTCGACCCACGCATGGGCGCAGCCGAGAGGCAGTCAGAGGAAGGAGCCACGACGATCATATCTGATTTGGACGACGCGGGGATGACGGTAATTCCGGCCCCCGGCGTGGACATTGAAAATGGCCTCCAGATTATCAACGGACTTTTTGCTTACGACGAAGACAAGCCAATCGACAGCATGAACGGTCCCCGAATCTATATATCAGATCGGTGCCAGAACATCATATATGCCCTCAGTGAATATACGGCACAGGGTGGCCAAAAAGAGGCGGTCAAAGATTGTATCGACGTGCTCAGGTACTTAGCAGTCAGCAACATACAATTTATCGACATGAATCAATTCAGTTTGACTCAAACGTATGGACGTACAGCTTCGTACTGAAATGAGCCGAACCGGATTAGACGAAAAAAATAATAACCCAGACACGAAGATTTGCGCGCATTGCGGAATAGAGAAGCCGCTTTCTGAATATCATCGGCACCCGATTGCCAGAAAATTCAGAAAGCCCTCGTGTAAGCCATGTGCCGCGATATATGGGAGAAAAAATTGGGATAGAAAATTGGCCCTTGCCGGAAAGGGGAGGCAAGTGGTTGTCGGGGGTATGGTTGATTCATCTTCGTGGAAGAAGGGCGATGTCCGATCTGATGGATTGGTTTTCTATTCAAAGAGAAACAGGAAAGACGGAAGATTTCAGGAGTGGTGGATGACCAGAGAGAACTTTGAGAAAAGGAGTGAAGCGCAGAGGGCTCGCGTGAGATGGCGTTATCGCAATGATCCTGTTTACAGAGAGAAAGAGCGCCAGGAAAACATGTCCGAACGACACCGCGCCGCCAAACGCCGCTGGAACAAGGCCAATCGTATTTATATGGACGAATATCTTGCGGCTCGACGGGCCAAGATAAGGGGGTATGAACTGAAGCTGACGGCAGAAGAAAGAAAGCGGGCCTGCGAGTTTTATGTTTTTCGGGATATTTTGAATCGCGTTCACGGAAGGGCTGTTTTTGAAGTGGACCACGTTAAGCCGATTTCTCGCGGCGGTCTTCACCATCCAGATAATTTGCGTGTGACTACGGCGATCTTTAATCACCGCAAGCACACCAATCAGCTTTTCCCTGCCACGCACCAAAAGATAGCTTGATTAGTAAAACGGTAATGGGTAATTGGAAACCGTTCCGCCATGAACACTCGCGCCCCCTACTACGACATCACCATGCGGAACAAGCCGCGTCCGGTCACGGTGGATAGCGGCCTGGCGGCTGCGGTGGAGGAATTGAAGCGGCTGACCGAGCATCTGATTGAAGTAGGGAAGAAGGACAAGGTTCTTTCGGCCCCCGATAATTCCGCCGCATTTGTAGCCGAACTGAAGTCGATCACCCGCGCCGCCAATCAGGCGATGGCGCGGAAGCAGGAGGCACCGGTGGTTCA